TGATAGCAGTTCCACTAATTGCTGCTACATCGGTTGGTGGTTCATGATATATTACATCATATCCTACACCTCTACCATAGTTTACTGATTCAATATCAGGAATAATAGATATATGAATTTGATTCCAATTTTCTTGAAAGAATGGTTCTTTTGTTAATTCAATCATTACCTGTTGGGCAGTTTTTGGGTTGTTTTCATCTACATCCACATCTCTAATTGCCACCCAAACATTCTTTCCCTTTTCAAGTTGTTGATTGATTAACCATTCATGTCCTTTGTGCCAATTCTGCCATCTTCCGATGTATAGTGCGTACTTTTTCATAACATTGTTTTTATAAATGGTAATATTGCTAATTCTTTTCCTTTTGCTTCAACCATAATGTCCACATCCAACTCGTATGTATTGGGGAGGGCATTAATATACACCGAATGGGCTTGTGGTTTTTCTTTTGGATTGTTTTCATGTAATGCTTTAGATTCTGAATAGTGAACTTCTTGTGTAATACTTTTTGGCCAAGTTGTGGCAGCAAGTTTAAGAGCTTCTTCTTCGGTTAACCCACCTGTGCAAAATTGATGGTGATGATAGTCAAATACAATAGGAATACCTGTTCGTTCGTAGATATACATCAAATCTTTTACTGAATACATAGAAGCCTTATCATCATTCTCCAATGTCAATCGTTTTTGTACGCTTGGAGAGAGTCTTTTGAAGTTTGTAATCAATCTATCCATTGCCGCTTGTTTATCTCCGTAGACCCCATTACAATGGATATTAATATTGTTATAATGGGTTTTAGATAACCCCATCATATCAAATATCTTACCATGTAATTCTAAATCAGCAAAAGTTTTCTGAATAACTTCTTCGTTAGGGGAAGGTAACACATTAAATGGACCAGGATGAGAATTAATACGGATATTATGGAATTTAGCGTAATCACCTGCTTTCTTTAGCTCCGATTTAATCTCTGTGTAATCTTTGAGTTGAGTTAAATCCAATGCATCACCCCACGGAATAATAGCGGATGATAAACGAAAAAAATTGATATTATGGATACGATTCCATTCCAATATCTTAATAATATCTTTGGCATTTGCTAACGCCAACTCCGAAACGTAATCCAAGCCTTTGGCATTGAATGTTTTCTTCACCATTGAACGATTTGTGGTAACCTTGTTACCCATCGACATATTAATACACGCATATCCTATATTCATACTTTAAATATAAGAAAAATATTTCGTATTTACAAGCGGTTAGTAAGTTTTGATGTTTTCTTCTTCGTTACGGAATTTAGCCAAATCCCTAACACTTCCTTTTTTGGTGTTTAACCAATAATTTACAGCTTTTGGATTATTTATCCACAATTTACGATTATTCCATGGAAATTCTGGATGCATGTATTCTTCCCATTTTAAATTTGAAGTTTCTTCTTCCTCTTCTTGAATTTTTTCAATGTTAGAAGCAGTTTCGTCAGCTACATCCTCTGTTTTATCACCATAAATTTCATATAACCCCAATTTTTCATCATTTTCTATCATTTCAACCAATTTTTCTTTTTGTTGGAGTTTTTTGTTAGAAATTAAGCCATTAAATGCAATAATTAGAGCAACTGCGAGAGGGTCGAACACTATTACAATCAAAAATATGAAGAATTTTACAACATTTTTCAATTCGATACCAAATGCTTCAGCTACAAATCGAAATCCACCTACTTCCTTCTCTAAATCTAGATTAGCAATCTTAATTTGATTGATTTTTTCTGTTTCAGTTGCGTTTTCTGCTTGTAAATTAGAAATTTTATCGTTAATTTTACTAATTTCCTTATCTCTAGCATCAAGTGAACGTAATAAACGTGAATTTACTGTACCTCCATCAATAATTTTACCTTGATTGGAGTTAAATTCGGTAATTTGAGTAGAAAGTTGAGTAATTTGTTCTGTGTTTTGGTCAATTTTTGTTTGATGAACCTCAATTTCTCTATCTACTTGTTGTAATTGGAGTGACTGTGCTTGAAATGCATTAGAAAGGTATCCAAAAATACCCGCGGAAGTGATTAACATAAGAACTCCTACTGAAATAGTAAGATACCATTTGTTAAATCCACCAATTTCATTCCACTTTTGTTTTAAATATGTGGCAACAACCAATTTAGCTAACTCCAAAGAGGAAGCCATTACTATAACTGATGTAGATGCTCCCGCAAAGAGAACACCTAAACCAGTTACAGAGAAATAAGCCGCACATCCGGCTACAATAATAGCAGATAATCCTACTAATACTTTTAGCCAATTCATATTATCGATTGATTCTAGCTAACTCTCCTACACGTTCTATTAATGCTCGGGCGTCTGCTAATGTAGTATGTGCTTCAGAAGGTGATAAGTTCTGCGCACCTGAAATTCCATTTTGTAAAATTCTCAATTTACCATCAATGGCCTCTAATAAGTTTTTTATTTTTTCGTCGTATATCATACTAATAAGTATTTTTAAATAAAAAAAGGTGATAAGTTATTCTTACCACCCATAAATATAGAAAAAATATTTGAATTAATCAACCGTAATTGAAATTGATTTAGACTTTCTTTCTTCTTTTTTATCAATTGTTAAAATAAGTAATCCATTAGAGAATTTAGCTTTAGTTTTAGTTCCATCATAATCTTTACTTACCGTAAAGGTAACATCAATTTCCTTAACCAATGGAGAGCTTCCTTCTTCTTTTTTTGCTTTAATTTTAATTTTATCATCCGTAACATCTAATTTAATGTTTTTAGCATCATGCCCTAAAACATTCAAAGTTAGTTGTTGTTGACCATCTTCCAATTGAGATACATCATAATCCGCTACAAATGAAGAGTGGTTTGATGATGTAGTATTCCATTTTGGATAATCAAATAAATCTAGTAGTTTTGTTAAATCTGTAGTGTACATAGTTTTTTTATTTAAGTTTTTGAAATAATTTAAACTGATAGTTTCCATTTTTATACCAATCAAATTATTATGACAAATTGTCAGTGTTATTTAAATAAAATATGACAAAGTGTCTGTATTATTTAGATTTAATGTAATTTTGTCTTTCAATAATAGTACTCATGTGGTCTGCCCAATGCATTATGTACTGAATGTTTGATTTAAGATATTTGGATAAATCAAATGTTTTATAATATTTTACATTATCTTCATCATACATTCCATCTGTAAGTTTAATACCAAAATATTCATTTTCATTATACTGAATACCATAGCTATTAAGTAAGAAGAAAGTTCTGTCAGTAATCGCCATATATGAGTTATTACTATTTCTAGTATATACTTCACCTTTATTTTTTACATGCCAATCTGATTCATTAGGTGCGTAATGTAATTCTTCTTTAGTTCCTAACTTTCCTAAATCATGATGTAGTGCTACAAATATTAATTCTTCATCTGTAAAATCAGGTACACCTCCCTGTGATACAAATACATTTTTCATAGCAATTGCGTTCTTACAAACATTAAAAATATGGTCAATATAACCACCAGGATACGCGTTATGAAAATTTAAATTACCTGAAGCTGGTGATATCATAAGGTTACCACCTAATTCTGATTCAGAGTACATATAAAGGAGTTTTTCTAATCTTTCTCCTGTGAAGTACTTTTCTAGGATTTTAAGAAACTTTTCGTAATTTGTTTTTAATTCTTGTTCTGTTTTTTGTTTCATTTTCTTGAGTAGTAAAGAGTTTAACTATTAATAATACCCAAACATACGAAAAATTTTCAACTTTTCCTAGTCATCAGATAAAAAGTTTTTTCTTTGTTAAAATTTCATATAGAATTTCAACCTCTTCTTCAGTAGTTAATTCAGGCAAATCATCATCAAACAATCGAAGAGTGTAGACGGTATTACCTTTTTCATCAAAAAATTCATCAGATTCAGAACTGAATAATGCGGGAGTATATTCTATATTTTCTAAAGCATCTTCATCATCTACATCCACCAAAGGTATAACATAATAGTGATATGAATCTATTCCATCTTCTACTTCTATTTTATGACATCTCCATCTATTGAAGCTATTTTCAGTTATCAGAGTCTGCGGTAGTATAATCATAATTAAAATATTTACAAGTAAATATAGTAAAAAAATATCAATTTTACAAAAAATACAATTTTTAATTTATAATTTTATATTAATGTTTTTTTATTAAAATCGCATTTCAATTTTTTAAACAATTCTTCCATTCCATCTGCTTTGAAAAAGTTTAAATAATTATGAATTAATACTTCTCTCATTTCATTTTTCAATTTCATAAGTTGATTTATATCCAAGTTTGATATCTGTTCGATTACTTTAACAATTTTATCAAATCTTTTTTTCAAATCTAATTCAGAATCATAGCTTTCATCCCACCATTTATCAAATGTTTTATAACCCAGCTGGTGTAATTTATTTAAAGTAAATGGATTCCCAAATACAATAAATGGCTGACATAAATAAATCGGTTTATATGTTTTTTCAGATATAAAAAGCGAATCATTATCATATAGAGTTTCGGTAACTATATTCAAAAAACTTTTTAAATGAGCATCTATATTTAATCTAGCACCTCCACCTATTTTTTGATTATCCCAACTTGGAACATCGTAATAGTAATTTTTATCAACTCCTCGTAATGTTGTAATAGATTTATTTTTGAACTTTTCATTAGTAGTCAATTCATTAAACATCAGTAATCGATTTTCTCTAGGAATTCCATTAAAGCACAAAAAATGAAATACAAAATTATTATTTATAAATTTCTGGTAATCGTTTTCAATTGATTTTACTTTTATAGAATCCAATTTAGATACTGATAAAAAGTTTATATGATTACCAAAATAATCATAATTGATTATGGTAAATTTATTATTTGAAAATTGAAATAAATTAGATGTAATAACAATAACATCTTCTTTAGAAAATTGATACTTTTGGCATAAATTATCTATCCACTTAATATGAGATGTATTAAAATATCCTTCCAATAAATAAGCAAAAACAATTTTACACTTTTTTAATTTAATTGATTTTAATACCCTTTCATCGAAATCAATTGTGGTATAATTGTCAAATAACTTATTATCAAATAAAACTATTGGGTAAATAAAATTTACATCAGTTTTTATAAAATTATCAATCGTATTTTGTTTAAAATTACCAAGAGTGTTATCCAATAAAGTTGTTATATTTGTTTTACTTTGGATATTCCATTCGGGTTCAATATTATAATTGTATAAGTTTGGAAAATTTATATCATCATACCCAACATTTATCAATATGTTTTTTATATTACTCATATAATATCTTTAGTAATATATTTTTTATAAAATATATCAGCAAGTAATTTATGTGAAGAAAATGATAAATGCTTATCTACAATCTCTCCATTAGTTTCATCATATATTGTTTGAAGACCATTTAAATCAGTTTGGACATTCCATAGTATAGCCATGTTACACCCCTTTTTTAATAAGAGTTTTCTAATCCATTCGAATCGATGTATGTGTCTATTTTTATATAAAATATGGTCTGCAAAATAATACTGAAAATTTATAATAGTTTCAAATTCAGTTTTAGTTAAATTACTTTCTTTTTTATCCTCTGCAAAATTATGAACGATTGATTCAAATTGATTATTAATTGGAACATCAAATCTATGTGGATGAGTCATTCCAATAAATACATAATCCCCTTTATTTATTTCATCCCATTTTCGTATTATAGTATCTATGATTGTATCGTTTGAACTTCCACTTTTTCCAAAGTTTTTTAAATTAATATCAAAAAGTTCACTTAACCACTCCGGCCATATTTTATTTCCTAATTTATAATATTTTTGATAATATTCATCCGATGGATTACATCCCCAACCTGCGGTATTACTATCCCCAAAAGTCCATAATGTGGATTTCATTTTAGTATTCTTTATACCCAATATTTTCAACTAACTCAAATACAACACTATTCCAATCTTCTATCTCAACTTCAATTGAATTATATTTTTGTAACATACGGCCACTAACTTCTCTATAAAACCAAGTTGGAGCATATTTAGGTCTTGATATTTGTTTAGTAACATAAAGATTGTAACCAAAACATACATCATTACTTAATTCTTTAAACCAAACATACCCAATCGGGGTATGATTTAATTTTAGTAAAAATAAATAGTGTCCCAATTCTATTCTATTCTCACACTCATCTATATCAAACATACCATCCCACTTGTATTCGGAATTAAAATAATTAATAAGTAATTGGATATCTGAAATATAATTAGATATATCAACTACATAATGTATAGTCAATTCTTCCTTTATAAAATTATCTTTATGTAAGATATATGGTTTCATCAGAATAGAGTTTTTACACTTTTAACTTCATCATACGGTAAATAAATAGAATCATATTTTTCTTTAAATTCATCATTAAGTTCTAATTTTGTATTAAAGTGATTACTACTATTTAAATTTATTAATTTAAAATCTATATTTAATTTATTTGATACCCACTCTTCTAATTTATACAATTCATTAAAATCAAACCATATTATA